AACCATTCAGAATAGATATTGTCATATCTCTTAACGGTGTCATACCCAGAATTCATCCATTCACGAAGAACGGGCATTCCGTGGATGTCAGCAAAGTTAGCAATACCAGACATTGATGTACCAATACGGCGATTTCTCTGCATGATTGCATTTGTTTTTTCCCAATGCGTAGGAAGAAGAGTTACTGTCTTTGCATAAAGATATGCAAATTTAAGTGTACGCTTATAATCCTCAATAGAGTCATGACGATTGAGATAAGTTTCAACCAGTGTGCAACACTCATAAGACTCAAGAGACTGTTCTGCACATGGATTGTATCCAGCAACACGCCAATCTTTATTGTTTGGCGGATCTGCTAAACGACCATACTTACGGGACATATCCATCCAAATAACACCAGGTTCACCATTTAGTGCAATACCATCAACAATATGTGATATGTCTGCACCAACAGTAGTTTCAATTGAATTATTACTCATCCAAGCCCAGCCTGGGTTATCAGGATCGTATGAATTGCGCTCAGGGAACTCCTTAGCGTTCTTTAAATTAAGAAATGTCTCATCGTCGTGTCTACCAATTAAAAGTTCAGCAGAACGACGCACATTGCCAGATACGACACAAACGCCAATCATATTTCCAATATCTGCAATATCTGTTCTTGTAAGTACTTGACCAGAACGACCTTCAAACATTTTCTTAATATGTTTGTGAAGTTTGATGAGAGGATCCGCACCAGCGGCTGTGCCACCAAATGTTTTAATAGGAGTTCCTGCTGGACGGATTAAGCTGTAGTCTAACTGAACAGTATTTTGATCATATTTCAAATATGAATTAATAAGAGCAATTGTTGAATCTCTCCAACCTTCGCGTGAATCCTCAATTTGCATATAAAAAGTGCCATGAGGATTTGGCTGGTGAATTGTAAATAATTTATCTGCACCCTTATCGTCAAAGCCAACACCAACACCAAGCATTGATGCTTCCATCAAAAAGCCAAAAGGCTCGGCAGGATTGTCTTTTGTCATTTCAGCAGTAGAAACAAATGCACAGTTCTGGAGAGCGGCCGAGTTGCGCTGGACATTGACAAGTTCAGTCCCCATAATCCAAAGACCACGACCCGGTGGTGTCCACTTCAGATTAAATAAACGATCAAATGCTTCTTTTGCAGAAGCCTGCGCTTTTGCCCCATTCCAAGGAAGTTTGTTATTGCGACAATGGTCCTTTTGCAATGAATACATGCCATTAATTACTCGCTCACAAACATCAACCCAAGTCTCCTTAGTACCATCAACCTTTTTTCTTGAATAAGTTCTTAAAAAGGTTATCTCTCCAACAGAATTGCCAGCAGCATCCTGATAACCAAAGGGCGCTTTCTTGTTTCGATATGAAGAAATAAAATCTTCACTCAGTTTAAATGAAAAAATCCCATCGCTGGGAGACGTAACTACCATAAATACTCCTAAAATAGTCTAAAATCAATTTTACCAAAATCAACGATGTAGGAAAACAATTAATGCTTGGGTCAGTTAAATGTTTTTTCGTACTCTTGATAACGAGCGAGTATCTTATCAGCGACAGCGCCCCAAGACCAGTCGGAATGAATAATTCTTGCCGATTTTACTGCGGAGTCAGCAACTTCTTCATATTCATTTACAACTGTTTCCATTGTTTTTAATATTTCATCAAAATCTGGAGCAGCCCAGTAGCCAGTGTCGTCATTATAAACATGATCGTGCCAATCTGCTTTTGTTATTGTTGCAGAAATTGGTATACCGTAATGAGAATAATCTTTACATCCTGTTGCATCTGTAAGTATTGTTGGTAAACCAGTTGCCATAGCTTCAAGTGGTATTAAACCAAAACCCTCACCACTGGTTGGATAAACTAAACAATGGCATTTGTGATATAACCTAACAAGATCTTCTGTTTCTAAAACATCTGGAATGCCAAAAATTTGAGGATGATTCGTAGCAGAGACCAAAATGCCGTTCATATAAATCTCTGCATGACAGTATTTATTGTATTTAAGTACAAGTTGATAATCTGTATCTCCATCATACAATTCTAAGAAGGCATCAACAACAAGTTGAGCATTTTTTCTTTTAGAATCTCCACCAACATGTAGAAAATTAAATTTACCAGTTAAACTTCTTTCTGAAATTTCCCATTCTGGAGTAACACCGTGTGGAATAACATGAATATTTGTATGAACATTATTCTGTTCATAAATTTCTTTTACAAAATTTGATGTAGCCCATATTTCGTCACATTGACTCATATTATGTAACCAATTTTTTGGAACTTTGGTTGATTCCCAAGGAGTGTAACCAACTTTGTATTTATTTCTTAATTGATAATACAAAGGATTGCAAAAATTAACATGAAAGTCTATTTCTTCCCTGTTGTAGAATACTGCAATCTGTTTTTGCTGGAGGGCTTTAATTGTATTAATGCCAGCATTAAAGTAACCTTGGCTGTACCAAAGTTCACCAGACTCATCTAAATTGTTTAAGCTAAACCAGCTGATTTTATTCATTTTTTAATTACAGTAATTGATCGCCTATGCAAGCGCTTAAACATTTTACACCCTTTTCAATCAGGGCGAGTGCGACTTCCTCGGTAATTTCACAACTTATAGGGCGATCAGTGTACATGCATCTTGTTGCGGCCAAGTAAAAGTCTTCAAAATGGAAAACTGTAATTTGATCAGGGTCCATAATAGCAGCTGGGCCGTAGTCATCAGACTCAACAACTGCAATTATTTCCATAGTATCTATCATATCACTCCTAGTACTCAATATAAATATGTAAATCTAGTATATATAAGTATCTATACATACTTAGCATGCTGGCGTGCTTGCACGCTTTAGCGTACATGAATTTTTTGCACTCTGCACGAAGAATTTTATTTTTTTCCGAAGATTTTTTGAAAAAGACCTGCTAGGCTGTCGCTCATGGATTTCAAAAACGCCGTTTATGACATTTTAGACCACGGAGAGGTTGAATTGCTTGATTTAATGGGCAACGATTTATCAGTTGTTAATGCTGCGAAAGTTTCCTTCGCAGCACAGGTTAAGGAGATGGATGAATCTTCAATTGGTCTTCTAAATTATCTTATGAAGAATAAACATGCTACACCTTTTGAGCATGTAATTTTTAAATTTAGAATTAAAGCCCCAATATTTGTGACAAGAGAATGGATGCGTCATCGCTGGTCCTCATTTAACGAGATGAGTATGAGATATCATGTTCCGCCAGTAATTGATTATTATATTCCTGCATATGACAAAATTCGTAAACAGGTTGGTAAGCCCGGAGCTTACAGTTTTGAAGAAATTGACAACCCAGCAACTAAGGATATTGTTTATTCTGTATTTCAGTCAGTTATTTCTGAGGCAGATGCGGCATACTACAAACTACTTGAACTTGGAATTGCAAAAGAAATTGCACGATGTGTCCTACCAGTAGCGCAATATACTGAATTTATTTGGACAGTTAATGCGAGGTCGTTAATTAATTTTTTATCACTCAGAAATGAAGGCGCGGCACAGTATGAAATTCAAGAATTTGCAAAAACAATTGAATTTATCTTTTCAAAGACAATGCCGATAACCCATAAAGCATTTAACGACTCAAACAGGCAGGCAATTTAATGAAATTATTAATTTTTTATACAGTTTGGACATTTATTTGCTCTTTCTTTTTAAGAGTTGGATTAAATTTAATCCTTGATGAAAATCTTGGCTACTGGCCAGCACTCTATATAACAGTTTTTGTTCAGCTATGCGTTGTTTTCCCACTAGGCGCTGTTATTTCTTCGGCTGGAGATGAATGAGAATCACTAATTATCCTCATAATTATGATATTGAAGATATTCAAACATTAACAATTACAATTAAAGCAGTCCCTTTTGAGGGATATTTTGTGCCAGCTTTTGTTTTGATATCGCCAAGTGACGAATATTCAATAAGTCTTGATGAGGTAAACTGTTTAATGGATGGGATTGAGATTGCCCATAAAAAAATTGACGATCTTATAACTTATATTTTAAGAAATAAAATTTTTAACGATAAGGAGGACCAAGAAGATGATAATGGGGAGAGTGATTCCTGATTTTCCTTATCCAGTCAAAACTTGTCCGTATTGCAATACCAAATTGGTTGTCGTTAATGCAATTCACTGGCACGGAGATGAATACCAGTTCAAAGCTGTATACCTTGATCCTAACCCAAAATGCCCAGTTTATGACGAAGAGGCTCTCCAAGCCTACGCTAGAATTTATTACTCATCAGAAGATGCATTTGAGTACTTTAGAAATATTCAAATTCCAGTTCAAAGATGGTCTAGGGACGAACTGTATTCTATTTACCAATAATGATGGTATAATAAAATCTATTATGCCTGTAAATCCTTGCTCAGAAAATGGTCAACCTGGTTTTAAATGGGGAGATAGCGGTAAATGCTATCTCTACACACGTGGTGATGCAAAATCAATGGGTGAGGCAAAAAGAAAAGCAACTATTCAGGGTATTGCAACTGGCGAATATGAGTCAAAAAAGGATTTTGATGAAGCTGAGCTTGAAAAAGCAAATGTCCCTACCGACCCAGCACTGTATGCTAGGGTGAAGGCAGAGGCAAAAGCAAAATTTGATGTATATCCTTCGGCATATGCAAATGCATGGCTAGTTCGTGAATACAAAAAAAGAGGTGGAGGATATAGAACCGTGAGCGAAAAAGTTAATAAAGTCGCAGAAGATTTAGCAGAACCAGAGGCAGCTCTTGCTGACGCTCTTGTTATGGTTGCTGAAAGATTTGGACCTTTTGATCAAGAGGGGACTGGGATTTGGGTTGAATACGAGACAGCCGAGGAAAATGAAGAGAAATCAATTGGAGTTCACTGTCATAACTGTGCCCTATATGCAGGGGAAGGTGTCTGTAAGATTTTAAGCCAAAAAGTTGAGCACTACGGCAAATGCCGCTTTGCTCTGATACCAGACGGCCTTGTTAATCCAGAGATGGAAGAAGAGGACGAAATGGAAGAAGAGGATGACGAAGAGGAAGGCTCGATGTCAGCTCTTATCTCTATGCTTAGAGATTTATTAATAGGAGAAAAAAAATGAAATACAATTTTGGAAAAATGGTTGAAGATCATGATGCAATGAAGTCTTGGCATGAAGGGATGGCAAAGAGCGCTGCCGATTCAATGCAAGATCACATTAAAGCTGCCGCCTGGCATGCATCACAGTCTGATCTGGTCAAAGCAATGATGAACGAAGTTCCGCTTGACCCAGAAAAGAAGGTGTCATCAATTCCAACGGCTGGCTCTGCGCCAACGCCAACATCTGGCTCTGGTAAGACATCCCCAACAAAGGAAGTCCCGCTTGACCCAGCAACTGTTAAGAAGGCAGACCTTGTTGCAATTTTGCAAGAGCATGCAGACCTCTATGGCGATTTTGACATGGAGATTGAGGCTATTGCTAATTTTTTGATTAATGAGTAATCATGGATGTTGCAATCTGGGTTGCAGTGATAACTGGCATCTTTTCAGTTCTTGTTGCATTGATACAAAAAACTCGTAGGGAAAATAAACAAGATCATAATCTTGTTTATGACTCTATTCAAAATTTGCACCAAGATGTAAGGAGTGTTGGTGAAAAATTAGACAATCACATTGATTGGCATTTAAAAAAGTAAGTTTGTGGAGCGCCCTTGGGCGACAATATTTCGCAAGATTATTGTCGTGAACTGGGGGCGCTTCACTTTTTTTAAAAACCCCCGACATTTCTTTAAAACCCCTGCTAAGATGTCATCAAGCAAAGAAAGGACACTAAAATGCTTAATACACAACAGGAAAAAACACTTATTGGAATGATTCCAGCAGATACTGCTGGTGAGGACAGGCGAGCTGCCTATGCCGTTATTACTGGCATTAGAGAGGAAAAAACAGCAGCACAGATTTCTGCATATTATTCTGTTTCAAAAGACTTAGTTGAAAAGTGGTACAAGTTTTTTGCAATTTCCGACATGCCAACACAGGCCAAAGCACGCCGTGGTCGCAAGGGCAAGGACTTGACTGGCTATGTTCGTTCAAATATTGGTAAAACTGTTACACCAAAAGAAGTTGCTGAAACAGTTGGTATTTCTCTTCCAACTTTTTATAATTTCTATAACGCAAACAGAGGGTATTTTAAAAAGGTTAAGCGCGGCGAGTTTGAAATTGTGAACCCAGACGAGCAGAGAAGTCTTTCCAAGTGAAAACAATGTTTCAAGAGTGTCTTGATGTAAAGACAATTTTCTTTAATGATTGGGACTCAGCAGCAAAACACTGCGTTAGTGAAATTTTTAAATTTAATGAACAGTGTGGAAATAGACACTTAATTGATATTGTTAATGACGCTGATAAATACATTATTGAAAATCCGTACTTATTGCCAGCTGCATTATTGAATAATTCTGGGCACTCTGAGTACATTGAATTTTTAAAATCATTAATTGATTACTATATTGAAAGCGGAATGAATGCTATTGATCCAATGGATATGCTTTTTTCTGGTACTGACGAGGAGATTAACAATTCAATTCAGATTCATCAAACTTGGTTTTTATTAGCATCACATTCTTCAATTTCTTTATTCAAAAAATTAATGGAAGATCCAACATACTCTAACTTTATCAATGTCATGATGAATCCAGATATGATTACTGCAACGGTTATTCGCAAGCAGCACGATTATGGTCCGCAGAATATAGCAAAATTTGGAATGTGGGGATTGATTGTAAGGCTTCATGACAAGATTGCAAGACTTGATAATCTTTTGTCAACAAAAAGAAATGGGTTTAATTCTGTTTCTGATGAGACTGTTTATGACACATTAGTTGATATTGTTGGATATTCAACGGTTGCAATGCTTTGGATTAATAATTGGTTTTTATTGCCATTAAAAAAGGATCTCTAATGGGAATGATGATAACTGCTTTAGTTTTTGGTCTCGTTGCTGCTCTTTTGTTAATAACGGTATCGGATAAATGACAACAATTGTTGCAATACAGGGAGATAACTATTGTGTAGTAGGTACGGATTCAAGGGTCTCATCTTTTGATGAGACTGGCATGGCTTACCAGATTACTACCCTTGGCACTGGTTCTTGTAAAATTGCACATAATGGTAAATATTTGCTGGGAGCTGCTGGCGATGTGAGAGCGATTAATATTCTTCACCATGCTTTTGCTCCACCAACTCCGCCTGCAAAGACAAATGGCTCCGCTCTAGACGAGTTTATAACAACAAAATTTATCCCAGCACTACAGGTTTGTTTTGAAAACACTGGCTACGCAATGCCAGATCTTGCAGAGGATAAAACACACATGTCAGAACAGTCTTCAACGATACTTGTTGCAGTAAATGGTGTTGTGTATATTATTGATGGCGATTATTCTTGGACATCAGATAGAACAGGAATATATGCTATTGGAACTGGGTCGTCATATGCGCTTGGTGCAATCCAAGCATTAGTTGGTGGAAAACAATTAACAATCCAGAAGGCAAAAACGATTGTAAATAAATCGTTATCAATTACATCTAAATTTGATCCGTATACTGGTGCGCCTTTCCAATCTTTTGTACAGGAGCAGTAATG